TGGATGCCAAGAAGGGCCGGTGGGAATTTCCTGAACTGAAGGCAATCGCGTTGGAGCAATATAAGTTTTGGGATCCGGAGACGGTTATTGTCGAGGCGAAGGCGTCAGGACTGCCTCTTACCCATGAGCTAAGGAACGTTGGCATTCCTGTAGTAAACTTTACCCCCAGCCGTGGTAATGATAAGTTATCGCGGGTTCATTCCATTTCGCCATTATTTGAGTCTGGTGTGATTTGGGCTCCTGATGAGCGGTGGGCAGAAGAGGTCATTGAAGAATGTGCAGCTTTTCCCAATGGGGAGTATGACGATTTGGTGGACAGCACCACACAGGCTTTGATGCGTTACCGGCAGGGTAATTTTGTCCAGCTTCCGACGGATTACCAGGACGACGAACCACGGACCGTGAGGTTTGAGGCGTATTATGGTTGACGGGTCCGCAGGTGCAGGAGATCAAGCGCGTCAACTTGCTGATTTAGAGGCACGATTAGGTGGCCTTCCCAGAGGCGGTTCCGGCTATTCTGGCGGCATTGCCGCACTTCCTTCTATTCGAGAGGGCCTAACCGCCGCCGGGGAGGGCACTGTCACCGCTTTGAACAGGGTAGCTCGTGGTCTAGGAGACAGGACGGCGGGTCTGGCCAGTTTTTTAGGCGACATTAATCCTGCTGTTGATATTGTAGATGCGTTTCGTGGTTCTGGTCAAATTATGCAGGGGGATGTCGTAGGCGGCGGCTCCAGGATGGCAGGCGGCATTGCAGCGTCCATGCTTCCCGGCTCTTACGCGCAGTATTCGGCTGTTGGGAAACTCCTTCCTGCCATGTTTATCGGTGTGGGCGGAATGCGTCGTCTTAATAAGCCGGGGTGGGAAGCTAACCTGGATCGGGCCAGGACTATGGAACATAAGGCGGATCCTTCTGTTGGACCAAAGGGGGGGTACACGGATGCCGCCAAGAGAGATCCTGTTTTAAACAAGAATATTTGGGAAAACACCGGATTCTACAAGGGTCAGGATAATCTTTATCGAACGGAGATTGATACAACTAAGTTCAAGGTTAAGTCTCCGGACGAAATAGGTGCTTTTGAGAATTTAGCAGACGCCAGCCGTACTCGACTCCCGGAAGGACAGCGCGGACCAATGGACTGGGGGGATTGGAGTGGTCCTCAACTAGAACATGACGTTATTACAGAAAGGGCCTTGGCTAATAGAAAGGCAGCTAAGACCATTAGACCGGGACATTACACGAATAAGATAGATGACCCGTGGCTACGGACCACTTGGTCTGACTTCTTTAGTTTTCCGGAACTGGAAAAGGCATATCCCGGACTTAAAGATATCGAATTAGATATTACTATTCTTCCAAAGGACAGCTATGGGTACCTTGCAAAGTGGACCCCTGCTTGGCAAGAAACTCCGGGAAAAATAACGGTACGAGCTACCCTGGCAGATCTTCGAAAAGCAGTGATACATGAAGCGCAGCATTATATCCAAAGGCAAGAAATGTTCGGGAAGGGGTCAAGCACGGGGGGTATTTTAGCAAGACGAGATGAACCAAAAGTAAAAGAATGGCTTTTGGATGCGGGTCCGGAAATGCGACAACTCGCTCGGGATAATTTAAGCTATGCTGATAAGTTACTTTTAAAATACCCTGGGGCCAAAGCCTTTTTAGAGCGGGTCCCGCGCAGTAAAGGAAGCGGCCCCCGTATCCAACCCGAGGACATGAAGGACACGAGTTGGGGCACGAAGGACGATAAGAAAATAGCGGCTAAAATTGGTCAGTTAAGGTCCGATGCTATAAATATAAATGCGGCGTTAGCGGGCAAAAATTCTTTGAAAGCCCGTGCTCAATGGGTTTATGGGAAACATGCGGGAGAAATTGAAGCTCGACGGGTTCAGAAACGCATGGATTACACTCCGGAACAGCGGTTTCCTAGTGACGATTCAGAAGCGATTTTTCCTGCGGGTAATGAGGAATGGTATGGCCTAAATATTCCGCTAGAAAGTCAAATAGTAGACACTGATTTTGCCCACGGCGGTCCCGTCTACGCCAGCGAACTTTTGCACATGGCGGAAGGCGGCCCCCCTAAAATTCCTGATCTGACTTCCGTGCCTGGGGGCAAGCGGGAGGGCGTACCGGATTCCGAGGCGTCACAGAGTACGATTAAGCGTAGGCTTGCTCTGGAAAAGCAGCAGTTGTCGGAGCTTCTTGGAAAGCCAGTAAAGAGGGACGTTACCCGCGCTCTGGAAAAGGGCATACAAAGTCTTTTGGACAAAGACCCGCTTTCGGGAAAAAGAGCCCAACGGATGTCCGATAGGATCTATGATTTAAAAGATCTGATAGATCCGCATCCCTTCTTTCCTACTATGGAAGAGGAAATGAAAGGAACTATCGGCCATGCTTTGGGTGTACCATATGATCCGGCCAAGTCTATCTGGCATCTATTAGATGAGAAAACACAGACACCGGACGATATCCGATTTCTGGATCAATGGTTGAAACAGAACCATGGCAAGGGGCTTCTAGAATTTACTTTCCCTCCGGAATTACCGCCTCCCCGGTCTCGAAGTCTATTGCAATATATTCCTCCTGGAGAAGACCCTGTCCCATCTGCGACGAATCTTTCCGAGGATGTTAGGAAGAGGATAAACAGTGTTCTGCAACCGCAGGAATCCGATTTATCTTTGGTTCCTGAATCGCGGCCCAAGGACCCTCTTAATTTACCTGCCATCATTTCAAAAACGGCGGCTTTAGCTGCGTTTGATGAACCACGGCCCAAGGGCAAGGGTCAGAGGTTTCGTGGCATTGGAAGTCTTATGCGGCGGCGTCTTTTCCCTCTTATTCAGGCTGCACAGCTTGGTTATGAGCATCTTTTGTCTCCTGAGCAGAAGGCTGAGATCAAGGATTTTCTGGAGAGTCCCGCGCATGAGATGGTGGGCATGGACAAACCTGGGATTGAATATTTCAAGGATCTTCTTGGGATGTCTGAGGACCCTACGGTTCCGGTAGAACGTGGCATAGGGGACAACCAAGGGCCGCCTTTATTGCCAACCAAGGAAGAGAAGGGTCTAGCCACACAGGCAGACAAAGCCAGGGACATGTTCGGCCCTTCTGGAAAGGGCCCCGGCAAGAGAAAACTTTTGGTAGTAGGGTGTAGCAAGGGCAAAAATCCGGTGACCTGTGCCGTCGAAGCATCCAAGTTGTACACGGGTTCCTTGTGGCAAATGGTGAACAAGCATTTTGGCGGTGCGGAGAACGTCCCCAAGGGCCTGGAAGATGCGGGCATTGATTTTCACGTATTGTCTGCCGAGCATGGTCTGATCCCGGCAAATGAGCTTATAGAAACTTATGACCGGGAGATGACGCAACCTCGTAAGGCGGAAATCCTTGGCGACAAGAAGATGACGCAAAACATTGTTGACGTCTTTGGCCGCTACGATCCGGAAGATGTTTTTATTGCCGCCAGTAAAAACTACCGGGGCCTGATTGAGGACGCCACGGGCCGTGAGTTCCCGACGTTCAAGCGTGGTCGTGGTACAGGAGTTGGCACCCATAGGGGAGAGTTTGCTGAGTGGCTGCGCCAGAACATTGGACCACGGTCCACGGGTCAGGGCGTTGGCTCGTTAGCAAAGGAAGCCAGGGACATGACCTCTGGACCCCGTTTCCGGGTAGAGTACTTACCAACTAACGACGCCTATGTAGCAATGTTTGGCAGCGCACTTACTTCTCTACGGTATCCAGAAATACCTACCTTAAAGCGAGAGAAATTCGGTAAGAAAAAGGGAGAACCAAAAGTATTAGAGAGAAGATTCTTCTCTTCTTTGGAAGAAATTGATGCTGTTCTAGAAAAGAGTGGGTTACGAAGAGACCCAGAAACAAATGATATTGTATCCATAGACGAGACCTCGCCGCCCACGAACAAGGCCCACGGCGGTCCAATATACGCCAGCGAGATTTTGCACATGCAGGGTGGGGGCGATGTTGTAGATATTGGAGCTTCGGATCCCAATCGCCTGGACATGGCCGATGTTGAATATACGATGCCGCTTTGGGAGCGTATAAAAGAGGATCCTATTGCTCTTATGGCTTATGATCCTCGTAATATTACGAACATTCCGGGAAGAAATCCTGGCTTCGGCACACCTTCAGTTCGAGTAACTAGAAGGGGGCAAGACGTTAGAGGGTACTACAGTCCTTATGGTCCGCATAAAGGAACAATAGCTATTCATCCTGCTTTCACTTTTCCGAAAAGTGAGGGGTTTAGGGAGTACGATAAAGGATATTACACGGGAGAGCATAGTTTCGAGGATTATTATCCTAAAGATGTTGATATTAAAGAGATAGCTCAGGCCGAGGGCTTAGATGTTTTGATACACGAGCTTCGTCATAAAGGTTTATATGATCTTGTTTCTGGGGAGGGTTCAGAACTGTCTTCAGATGAACGGCGGATGTTCCTGGAACGCTTAATACATGATCCTGATTCTCCTCTTTCCCATGAGGCTAGAATTCGATTACAGGATTTGAAGGATCTTACACATTATCCTCATGGAGAAGATGCAAGAACAGGGAAAAGTCTTAGAAAGCATCTACGATCACATCCATATTATAGTCAATTTCAACGACAGTATCGGAAACTCCAGGACATGGAGCGGTATCAACCAAGGCGAAGCGACTGGGAAAATAATGAAGCTGACTTTTATACTTGGTATCAAACTCAAGAGGGCATGAAGGAGGTAGACCAACATGAGCAGGATTATGCGAGAGCGCAATCTATAGCTCTTGAACGTATCGCCAAACGTTGGCCTGGGTGGAATTATGAGGTTCCTGAAAGTAGCCCGTATAGATCCGCAACGAGCACAGGGGTTGGTATTACTGAGCCTCGTTTATCCGATGTTTTAAAAAAAGAGTATGATGAGGAGCAGAAATATCAGGAGCAACGTTTGCACGAGCAGAGAGCCCGTAAGAAAGCCCACGGCGGTCTGGTATCCATGGCCCCCGAGGCGCGGGGTATGTTTGGCAAGCCGCATCCCATGACTAAAGAGCCACGGCTCACGGACCATGGCCCAGGTGCCAATCCAGGCGTAGCTGGTTTATGCGGTGTGGCTAGGAACATGAACCGTAGTGTGGTAGCGTAGCTCTTTACTTTTTGAGAGAGGATTTGTCATGCCGAAGGTTGGCTCCACGCATTATCCATATACCAAGAAGGGTAAGAAACAGGCCAAGTTGGCCCGTGAGAGACAAGCTGCGAAGCGGAAGAAGTCCAAGACCAAGCGGAAGAAAAAATAGGTGGCGTGATGGCTTGTAAAGAATGCATGTGTCAGTTATGCGGTGACGAGTGTGATTGCGAAAGCTGCACTCCGGAGAAGTGCGACTGCACTCCGGATAAGTGTGACTGCGGACACAAGATGTCTGAGGAGAATGGCAACGGTCTTTTGCCGACGTATCGTGTCTAGAAAGCACTAGTTAGAAACGAAGGAGAAGCCAATGTTTGTGACAGTTAGCGAATGGGTGATGGAACGTGCCAAGGAGCCTTCTTCCTGGGCAGCGGGTGCTGCCGTGTTAGTAGGTTTGGCGGCTTTTCTTGGTCAGCCGTGGGTTGGCGCAGTTGGTGTAGCGGCTGCGGTCATAGCAGTTGTTGTCAAGGAACGCGGCGGTCGCTTTTAAGAAGTGAGATAAATAATGGCTAGAGAGCCTTTTCCGGTTTCGTTAGTGGAACGGCAAAACGACGATCCAAATCTTATTGAGATAGAAGAAGACGTAGAGTTTGCTGTTCCCGGCGCATTTTCCACTGTTCTGGATGACGTTCCGGAAGAGATTGAAATACAAATTTCCGAGGACGGTGGCGCTCTAGTTGATTTTGATCCGGAGGAGACTCGCGGCGGGGAGGAAGAATTTTCGTCCAACCTTGCGGAGTTTCTGGATGATGGTGAGCTTGGCGGCTTGTCCAACGAGCTTATGGCGGAATTTGAGGCCAATCGTTCGTCTCGCGGCGATTGGGAGGAGACCTATTCCAATGGGCTAAGTCTTCTTGGTCTCAAGTACGAGGAGAGATCGGATCCTTTCAGGGGCGCGACAGGCGTGACGCATCCTCTTTTGGCTGAAGCGGCCACGCAATTTCAGGCACAGGCGTTCAACGAGCTTTTGCCCCCTTCGGGACCGGTAAGAACCGTGGTCATGGGCTCCATGTCACGGGAGAAGGAGGAGCAAGCCTCCCGCGTCAAGGAGTTTATGAACTATTACATTATGAATGTGATGGAGGAATACACGCCGGAGTTTGACCAGATGCTGTTTTATCTGCCTCTGGCCGGTAGCACCTTTAAGAAGGTCTATTATGACGAGAGCTTAGATCGTGCGGTAAGCAAGTTTGTTCCCGCCGAGCATCTCATCGTCCCTTACGAGGCGAATGACCTCGAAACGTGCCCCAACATCACGCAAGTCATTCGTATGCCTGCGAACGAGCTACGGAAGAAGCAAATCTCAGGCTTTTATCTGGATGTTCCCGTTTTACCCTCACAAACGGAAGAAGACGACATATCGAAGGAAATGAGCAACATAGATGGCGTTTCGCCGTCTAATATTGATTACGACTGCTCATTGCTGGAATGTCATGTCAATTTAGACCTGAAGGGGTATGAAGAAGTAGACGAAGAGGGCGAGGAAACGGGCATCAAAGTCCCGTATGTGGTGACAATAAGTCAAGATAATGGCGCAGTTTTGTCGATTCGACGCAATTATGACGAAAATGACGAGAAAAAACGCAAGATTCAATATTTTGTTCACTATAAGTTCCTCCCAGGCTTCGGATTTTATGGGTTAGGGCTCATTCATACCATCGGAGGGCTCTCCAGAACGGCTACAGCAGCTTTAAGGCAGCTTATTGACGCTGGAACGCTCTCAAATCTGCCCGCAGGCTTCAAAGCAAGAGGGCTACGGATAAGAGACGACGACGATCCGCTACAACCTGGAGAATTCCGGGATGTAGACGCTCCTGGGGGCGCGATTAGAGACAGTTTGATGCCGCTGCCCTTCAAAGGTCCGGATCAAACGCTATTTCAGCTTTTGGGCTTTGTCGTTCAGGCAGGACAACGGTTCGCGACCATTACAGACCTGAAGGTTGGCGACGGCAATCAGCAAGCTGCCGTTGGGACTACTATTGCCATGCTGGAGCAGGGCACACGGGTAATGAGTGCTGTGCACAAGCGTATGCACTATGCCATGCGCCAGGAATTCAAGATGCTGGCACATGTCATGGCGGATTATTTGCCTCCGCAGTATCCTTATACGATAGCGAACGCTGATCAGAGCATCATGGCATCCGATTTTGATGACCGTGTCGATGTACTGCCGGTATCTAATCCAAACATTTTCTCCCAAGCCCAGCGTATTGCTCTTGCCCAGACGGAAATGCAGTTGGCGGCTCAAGCGCCTCAAATGCACAACATGTACGAAGTGTACCGGCGTATGTATGAGGCGTTAGGCGTTCGGGATATAGACAAGGTACTTCATATACCGCCATCACGGCATCCAAAACCAGAGGATCCTGCGGAAGAAAACATAAGAACTTTGCAGTTGGAACCTTTAGTTGCCTTCACAGGCCAGAACCATGAAGCACATATTATGGCCCATCTTGTTTTTGGCTCCTCGCCAACGGTTGCTTCTACTCCGCAAATAGCCATCGAACTTCAAAAGCATGTTATGGAGCATGTGAAGATCCAGGCCGAAGAGCAAGCCCAGGCAGCAATAATGCAGCAAATGCAGGGCCAACAAGTGCAGGGCGACCAAAGCCTGCAAATAGAGGGCATGAAGGCACAGTTTATTGCCCAAGGGATGCAACGGGTGAAGGAACTAAGCGCCCAGGTTGGTCTAATAGGTCAACCACAGCAACCAGATCCTTTGATTGAGTTGAAGAAGCAAGAATTGCAGATGAAGCAAGCCAAGGATCAAGGAAATCTATCTTTGGATCAAGCCGAATTGCAGCTAGATCAACAGAAGGAAGTTCGTAAGGGCGAAGAGTTCCAGGACAGATTACAAAGTCAAGAGAAGCAGACGTTTGCCCGCATCGACGCGGCTGCGGAACGAGATAAGATGCGAAACGCGCAACAACGAGGTTGATATGTCTGAAGTAAAACACATGGGCGCTCCCGCAGGCCCTGCGCCAAAAGCGGCAAACCACGCCGACATCAAGGGTCAAGGTAAGGTTCCCTACGGAAAGATCGTGGGCCGTGCTGGCCCGTCCATTGGCACGGGTAAAGTAACCATGGGCAAAAAGCGTGGTATGGGAGCCGCTCAACGCGGGAGTCGCTTTAAAATCTGTTAAAGACCTAAAATTGTGACGGGATTTTATGTGGACTTCTAGTAAATCATAGAATAGTCTGCGATATGGACACTCTACCAGTTGCAATTTTTGTTCAAAGGACTATTGCAGATAGACGCCAACACATATTGGACGTGTTGGAGAATGATGGTATAAAAAGTATGGAGCAGTACGCCAACTTAATGGGCGAACTTACGGCTCTTCATTTAGTGCAACAGGAACTCTCGGGCCTGCTAGAAAAACAGGAGCACATGGATGACTAAGTCTGAAGCTAAAGTAATAGATCTGGATGATACAACCCAGACCCTGGAGGCGGTAAGCGAAGATGCTGATGATTTTATCGGTAGCGCATACGTTACTCCAGAAGAGAGGGTTTTAGACCCTAGACTTGTAGACAAATCCTTGATTGAACGAATGCCGTCGCCTACTGGCTGGCGTATTCTTGTTCTTCCTTATCGCGGTAAGGGTAAAAGCGAGGGTGGCATAATAATTCCCGAAACTATTCGTGATGACGCTCAAATCCAAACGGTTGTTGGATATGTCTTTAAGGTAGGGCCTTTGGCCTATAAGGACAAAGAGAAGTTTCCTGAGGCTCCCTGGTGCAAGGAGGGGGACTGGGTGATTTTTGCGCGTTACGCAGGATCCCGTTTTCGTATAGAAGGCGGAGAAGTCAGGATCTTAAACGATGACGAGATTTTGGCGTGTATTGATGATCCTGATGATATTTTAAGTCTTTAAAGGTGAATTATGGCTGAACAAGAGGAAACGACCATCGATCTTGGTGCCGACGAGGTTACCACGGAAGTTGAAGTAGGTGGAGTAGAGGTTAAAGCTGAACCGGAAACAGTTGAGCCGGAAACAGTTGAATCGGAAGTCTCTGTATCGGACGAACAAGAAGAATACCAAACCTCTGTACAAAGACGTATCGATAAGCTGACGAAGCGGATGAGGGAGTCTGAGCGTCGTGAACAAGCGGCAGTCGAATATGCCCAGAATGTTCAGACGGAATCCAATGCCCTAAAAACTCGTATGAAATCTTTGGATGAGGGCTACTTATCCGAATACGGGGGCCGGATTACCAGTGAGCAAGAAAGTGCTGAGAATAATCTTCGCAGTGCGATGGAGCTTGGCGACACTGATGCTGTTGTCGTAGCACAGCGAAAACTAACAGAACTGGCAGTAGCCCAAGAGCGCCTTAATCAAGCAAAGGTTCAGCAGCAACAGCAATTGCAGTATCAGGAACAGCAGATCCAACAACAGCAACAGCAACAACAAGCTGCTCCTGCGCCCCAACCCCCGGCAGAAGCAGATCCGAAAGCCGAGGCATGGGCCGCACGTAATGAATGGTTTGGAAAAGACGAGGCCATGACATTTGCCGCTTTTGGATTACATAAGAGACTCGTCGAAGACGAAGAATTTGACCCGACTAGTGACGAGTACTATAGTGAGCTTGACAAACGTATGCGGAACGAGTTTCCGCAGAAGCTGAATGGGGGCACAAGGAAGCCCTCTCAGACCGTTGCATCTGTTTCTCGTTCGGGTTCGCCTGGACGCTCTAGGAAGGTTCGTCTCACCCCGAGCCAAGTCGCAATAGCGAAAAAACTGGGTGTGCCGCTTGAAGAATACGCGAAATACGTGAAGGAGTAAGATTAATGTCCGAAGAAACGGAGTTCGAAACCATTAAACGTACTTCTCGCGCTAAAACTACCAGGGAGAGCACGACTAAGCGTAAGCCGTGGTCACCCCCGTCAAGACTAGAAGCGCCCCCTGCTCCAGAGGGCTTCAAACACCGTTGGCTTCGTGCGGAAGTGCGAGGCTTTGAGGACCGGCAGAATATTTCTGCACGTCTTCGCGAGGGCTACGAATTGGTGAGAGCCGACGAGTACCCCGATTTTGAAGCTCCAATTATAGATTCGGGACGGTTCGAAGGTGTTTTTGGTGTCGGCGGTCTTGTTCTCGCTCGTATCCCTCTTGAGACCGTAGAGGAACGCACAGACTACTTCAGACAGAAAAGTACTGATCTGATGGACGCTGTTGATCACGATATGATGCGCGAGAACTCACATTCATCGATGACGATTAGTAAACCTGATCGTCAATCTCGTGTAACCTTCGGTGGCCCACAAAAGCAGTGACTGGCTACTATAATTAAGGAAAGAGACTGAAAATGGCAAATGCCGAAACAAGTTTTGGTCTTCGCCCTATTGGAATGGCTGGCAGCGGTCCAAACTCAACTGGTTTGACCAAGTACGAAATTGCCAGTGACAATACTAACGTTATTTACAACGGTGCAATTTGCGTTCCGCTTGCAGCGGGCGTGATTGACCAAGCTGGTGCTACCGATGGCGGCACTACGCAGGCGTTGGGTATTCTCGTAGGGGTAGAATACGTTGATAGTGTTCTTAATAAGACCATCTACAAAAACTTCTGGCCTGGGTCAGGTAGCGCAAGCATTGACACTAACTTCCCTGTCAAAGCTCTCGTGGCTGACAATCCAAATCAACTGTTCGTAGTTGCTGCGGATGCTACTCTAACCAATCGTGCAACTGCATTAGCTGCCGTTTTTGCTAATGCTTCGCTTGGCACATCAGCTAGAACTGGTTCTACCACGACAGGTAAATCCAATTCACAGTTAGGCGTTTCGACAATTGCGACAACGGCAACCTTGCCGCTTCGTATTGTTGGTCTTGCTGATGATGCAGCGAATAGCGACTATGCCTCAGCCGGGGCACATTTGTATGTTCGATTAAACGCTCACTTTAACGCTGGAACCCGTGCGTTTGCTTCGCAAACGACTGCGGATTCCACCGGTATCTGAGGAGGGTATAGAAAATGGCTATTACTCGCGCACAACTTGCGAAAGAGCTTGAACCCGGCCTCAATGCGTTGTTTGGGCTTGAATACGACCGGTATGAAAGAGAGCATTCCGAGATCTTCGATGAGGAGAGTTCGGATAGAGCTTTTGAGGAAGAGGTCATGCTTGCAGGCTTCTCTACGGCTCCGGTCAAGGCAGAAGGTGCCGCCATCACATTTGATGACGCACAAGAAACCTACACTGCACGTTACACCCATGAGACGATTGCCCTAGCTTTCTCCATCACGGAAGAAGCTGTCGAGGACAATCTTTATGACCGTCTCGCGGCACGTTATACTCGTGCCCTGGCACGTTCGATGTCTCAGACCAAACAGGTCAAGGCTGCTAGCA